GGTGAGATATATAGAAAATACTTGACAGGTGTTTTTTATGGGTTTAGAGTTCAATTGTCAACTTTAGGAGAGAGACATGAAAATTTCAACAATGATAGTACTATCAATAGCATTTTGGGCTTATGTATGGCTTTGCTTACAAATTATGGGCAAGTTAGCAGGAGCAATATAATGGAAAGACATTTAGACCCAGACGCATATTTAGATGATATGGAAAAACTTGAGCAAAAAGAATTAGAAGCAGAGCATTTATTAGAACAACAGGAGAAGCATGATGACTAATTGGGGATGGGATAAAGATAGACATAATACCTGGTATAACCAATGGCATTATAAAACACCTAGAAGTTATCGTGAAAGATATGGTGTTGACTATAAACATGACGATACGGAACATCAAGAACATATAACAACAAATATCTTGACTGTTATATTAGTTTTAATTATAGTGGGGATGTTATGTCTACAGAACTAGAACACATATCAGTAATACTTAAAAGACTAACTGAAGAACTTAAATTAGATAATGACAAATGGGAGAGAGAACAAAATGGAAGACCAATTTTACCAACAAGTGATGCAGGAATTGCACGAAATTCAGACCAAACAACAGGAGAGAAATGATGAGTAAATATTTAGAATTACGTAAGATTGATGTATCAGAGCATATTGAAAAAAAGAACAACCTATCGTATTTATCATGGGCTTGGGCTGTAGACACGCTTCTACAGCAAGACCCAAGTGCAACATGGGAATATAAAGAGCCAGCTCAATTTGGTGAAACTCTTATGGTATTTTGTTCTGTTACAGCTTTTGGCAAAACTATGACAGCTCAATTACCTGTTATGGATTATCGTAATAAAGCTATTGTTAACCCAGATGCGTTTTCTGTTAATACAGCTATGCAACGCTGTTTAGCTAAGGCTATTGCATTACATGGTATTGGTTTATATATCTATAGCGGTGAAGATTTGCCAGAAAATACAGTTAAAGAAATTGAAGTAACTGAATATCAATTAGGTCAATTTAAAAAACAATTAGAAGATGCAGTAAAAGATGGTAAATTAAAAGAAGCATTTTTTAAGATGCCTGAAGATGCTAAAACTAAACTGCGTGATTATGCCAACGAACTCAAGAAGTCTGCATGAGTCATTTAACAGACAATAGACGTCATAATATTATTACAGCTAGTAATGCTTGGTCTGCTGTATATGAAAGACAAAAGTTATGGCGTCAAATGACTTTAAGAGAAGCTCCATTTGAAGGTAATGAAATGACTGAATGGGGTAATCTTAATGAACATCTTGCTATTTGTGAGTTTGAAAAAGCTATGGGGGAAATTACTGAAACTGGTAATAAGTTAATTGTACATCCTGATTTACCATTGGGTGCAAGCCCAGACGGTTTTTTAAACAGGTTGCCAATAGAAGCAAAATGTCCTTATAGTCAGGAGTTTTATGGTATTATTCCAGACCGTTATTACTTTCAAACACAATTACAAATGGAAGTATGTGGTGCGCCAAGATGTTATTTTGTAGTGTGGACACCAAAAGGAATTACCATACAAATTATTGAAAGAAGTAAAGAATGGTTTGACTGGTATAAACCTTTAGCGTTAGAATTTATGAAGTTTGTAGAAGATGATGTAGAACCTACTCGTTGGAAACGCAAACCCATATTTGATATAGATTTAAAAGAAGATAAATTATTATTTCCAAAGGAGCAATAAGATGGCTGAATACGATAACACAAATACGTTTACATTGTTTAAGAATGATATTGGACCAAATCCTAAACGACCAAACTATACCGGAAACTTAAATATAGATGGTATTGAATTTAGAATTAGTGGATGGATTAGAGAAAGCGCTAATGGTAAGTTTATTAGTGGTTCAGTTCAGTTAAAAGAACCTAAGGGGGAAGTAAGAAGTGTAGCTGCTGTTGAAGGTGCAGATGAGGATGTTCCTTTCTAGGAGCATCCCCATTAGCATGATAACTATTTGTTCATTACGTACATAGTTACTTCAAAGCCAAAACGCATTTCTGTAGCTGCTGGAGTTGTCCACATGGTATTTATCCTTAAGTAATATATTATGCTTAATTGCACAATATAATGGAATTATACGCTTGTGTGGGGTTACTAGACACCAGATAATCATTAAAGGTAGATAATGGATATACATATTTCAGAACATGATGTACATTGTATAGCGACTGCTGTTTATACAGAAGTCAACATGCAATCACTAGAAGAAAAGCTAGGGGTTATTAATGTCATTATGAACAGAGTTAGGTCTAAACGATTTGGAAACGACCCGTGCAGCGTGATTTACGCCAGAGGGCAATTTGTTGGCATAGAAAACATGATGAAAGCTAATGAGAACAATATAGACCAAGAAACACTATTAAAGACTAAATTACTTGTAATAGATACATTATTATTTAAAAAGCATAAAAATCCAGTAGGGGATAGTCTGTATTTTCATGATGATAGTGTAGATATGAGATATATCTGGGATAAGAAACCACACAAAAAAATCGGAAGGATGGTTTTCTATAAATGAAAAAAGAACCTGTAGCATGGCTTTATGAGGAGTTTGATGTTAAGTCTGGTGACCTAAAGAAGTCTTATTTATGGTCATTTCATCCTAACCAACTCTCATATTTAAACGACTTAAAGAATACAACACATCATATTAAGATAACACCATTAATTCCTGGTGAGCCTGTAGAAGAATATAAAGGATTATCTAAGTACGATAGTAAGAAACTAACGGAGGCACATGGTGGACTCTAAACCACTTACCCAAGAAGAAATTATAAAGGTATATAAAGAAGCATTTGGATACGGTAGTCAGGTAATAACTATTGACAAGATATTTAAGTTTGCTAGACTAATAGAACAATTGCATGGAGTAAAAGATGTACACTAAACTAGACGACCAACGACAAGCAAAATTTATTATTGGCTATATAACTGAACATCCTAGTTGCAGCATTAAAGAAATTGTGCAAGAATGCGTAGTTAATAGAAAGAGGCTAAAGTATTTAGAGAGTGAAGGATATTTTACTTTGCCTAAATGGACTTACAATAACACATTGGATAAGCGGTTTAAAAATAGAACATATGTATCTGTAACTGTAGGTAGGGAGTATGGGAAATGGGACGAGCAGAAAAGATATTAGATGTAGTAGTATGGTTGTTGATTGTTGGTGGTATGGGTTGGTTTGCTTATGGTTGTTATGAATTAATTGATTTATTTTTTCTAAGGGGATAGATATGGTAGATTTAGTGAATAGACCACCGCATTACTTAGTGGGTGGTATAGAAGCAATAGATGTGATTAAAAGTCGTTTGACTAAAGAAGAATATATTGGTTATCTTAAAGGTTGTAAGATGAAATATGACTTACGTTATCCTTTTAAAGACAATCCAGAACAAGATTTAGAAAAGTCTGATTGGTATAAGAATAAACTATTAGAAACTACTAGAGATAATGAAGCTAATATTCCACCGGAACTAGAAGCTCAATTACAAAGATTTGATGATGAGTAAAACATATTGGGTATTTATTGTGGTATTAGCTGCATTAGCTATTTGGGGAACAGAAAAAGCTATGGCTCAAACTACGACTATATTAGCACCAGATGGCTCTGTAACAATCTGTCAAGTTGGTAGCAATGGTATTGTAATTTGTGTCTAATTTAGGCATGAGAAATAGCCAAGCTATTCATGTAGACTTTGGCTTTTTTAAAGGCGCAATACCAAGCCATCCTTTTATTACTCCATCTAATATTGATATGATATTAGAAACTAATAATTATATATTGTTAGGTGAGTGGAAAAGAGATGGTGAAGAAATATCTAAAGGTCAAAAGGTATTATTACAAAGACTGTCTTTATTGCCTAAGTTTACTATATTAATTATATATGGATATAGCAATGATACAGAACGCCATATAGATAATTTTTACAAGCTAGAAAATGATACGTTGAGAAAAAAAGGTAATGGAGAGAAAGAGTTAAAAGAGTATGTGAATGATTGGTTTGTTAAAGTAAACCAAGATAGACCGCATATATTTAATCGTCCATAGGCGTTAGTTCACCATAGATAGCTAGTTCTTCACCACTTATTTCTATCATGCTATCGTCATCTAATGTGATGACTATAGTGCTATCGCCATGTAATGCTTCACA